AGTTTTGTTCCGTCGTCTGCTGTTGCTAAAAATGATATGTCTTGAGTAGAATCGCTTCTAATTGACCCTGTAAAGCGTACAATAACATCCTCTGATGGGCCACCTAAGACACTACCAGAACCCCACTGGAAGTCAATGTTGGGTACATTTGTAGTTACTACTGGAGAGGCTCCCTGGGGTATGTAGGGAGAACCGTTTTGTCCCAGTACATTATAGACTTGAGCAGTCAAACCTTCTGTTGCGTGGGCCTTATCAATTCCTAAAAGCAGGGGAAATAAAACAAGTGATAGTACCAAGGCTACTCTTAATAATTTTTTAATTCCTCTTCCCCCTCGCAGACTTAATGTCTGATAGGGCTATTATAGCATTTTTTTATACAAAAAAGGGGCTACCATAATTGGCAACCCCTTAATTGTTGGATTAAGTTACTTCTTTAGAGCAACCTTAGCCTTTGGATTCTTCTTGTTCCACTTTGTAGCAAGTGCATTGTATTCTGCCTTGTACTTTGCTGCTGCAGTTGCAATAGCAACATCTGCTGCTGCCTTTGCTGTTACTGCATCTGCTGATGCCTTTGCAAGTGCATCTGCAAGTGCCTTATCTGATGCAACCTTGTCTGCTGCACGACCAGCCTTTTCTGCTGCAAGAAGTGTTGCTGCTGCCTGTGCATCAAGTGCACGACCAGCCTTTTCTGCTGCTAGATCTGCTGTCAACTTAGCAATTGCCCCATTAAGATCTGAAACAGCGAATGATGCTGTTGCTGCCTTAGTTGGTGCTGGAAGACCAGCAACTGTTGCTGCTGATGCAACACCAGTAACGACAACCTGAATTGTTCCTGCTACTGCTGTAGCAAGTGCTGCAGTCTTTGATCCAACTACAAGAGTTGAGTCTGCTGCGCCTTCTGCTGTTGTTGTAGTAACTAGAGTCTTTGTAGATGAACCGTCAGCAAATGTTGAACCAATTACTGTAGCAGTAATAGTCTCGCCTGTTGCAATTAAGTTTCCAAAAACATCTGTTGCTGAAACTGTGATTGTTGGAATTGTTCCAACTGCTGTTGCTGAAGGAACTGAGACTGCAACATTAGATGCTGCTCCTGCTGTTCCCTTAATAAATACGATTGTTGAATATGAACCATTTGTAATGGTTACTGATCCAACTGCTGTCGTAGTTGTGTATGCATAAACTGTAACTGCTGCTCCTGCAGATGTTACTGAAAGAGTTGAAACTCCTGAAGCAACTGTCTTTGGTGCATCGGTTGTGTGTAGTGCTGTTACCAACTTGACTGTTGATGAAGCAGCAAAAGAAACGATTGTTCCTGTGTCTGCTGTCGCTGCTAGTGCTACAGAAGTTCCAGATGTGATCTGATTTGATGCTGGTACTGCAACTGTTGCTGGTGCTGTTGCCGTTGTAGCGTTAGTGACTGTTGCAACTGTAACGGCAAGCGGTGCTGCCGATGAAGGTGCTACAGAAAGTCCAACGATTGCTAGGGCTGCAGCAGTAGCAATTGAGATTTTCTTAAATGAATTCATTTATTTTTCCTTTTCCTTATATTAGATTGAATCTATCCAGATATTCTTTTACATCATCTGGCATAGGTTTATATTGTATCACATTGTCTTTATTGGTGTCAACTTGCTTTGGTCGATCACTAATAGTATGAACTTCAACCACTTGGTTTTGGTCCTTTGGGGTATGCGATATTGCCCCAAATATTGCTCCACACACAGCATCAGCCAAGTCCTTTGACTTTTTGCGTGGGTGGTCAACTCTATTATTTTTCATAATCTTTAATTGAGTAAGTTCATCAAATAATAATTCGATTGATGGCATAGCAAGTCTTTCCTCATATACAAGCATAGCCATATCTTCATAATGTTTCTTGGCAACAGAAACAGTATCAGTTCTCATTCCAACCTGCTTTAGTTCATTTTGAATGTCAAAAGATTGCCAACGGTCAAATGAGACCATTCCAATATTAAAACCAAGTCTTCTAAGGTTTTGAATCCACTGCTTTACTTCTGAAAGATTAACTGGTCCTTCAATCTTTGGCTCCCACCAAGCAACTGCATCTACTACTACAATTGGTGCTACTTGTTCGTAGTTATTAATTACCTGGATATTTACCCACTTATCTACGTGAGCAATTGCTACCGCACACTTATCGTGCTTTTGTGCAAGGTCTGCGTGTACATAATAAACCTTGTCTGGATCAGGCTTAAACGATTCATCAAACCTTTTAAATGTATCTACTGGGTTTCTTAATGTCATACAAGATCTTATTTTTTCTACCTGTTTGAAAAATGCATCGGAAGCAAAAGTTGGAACACACGCAAAACGCATCATTGCATCTCCAAGGTCTGTCATAAATGCAATCATAAAATCATCAATCTTACGGGTAGGGTTTACTTCCCACGTTGGTCTCTTTAGTGCAAAGACTCCTGGGTATTTGTATGAAAGAATTGTATCTTCGTCCCAGGAAATTTCAAACGAGTTGTCTGGACTATCTTCTGGCAGTAACGGGTTAATAGTAAACTTGTGTGTTCTTTCTATCACTTCTTTTTCAGCAATAACATCATCATACTTTTCTGAAATATAGTCACCTGGATATCTTGGAAAGGAAAGCAAAACTACCTTACCAAGGTCAGGGAAGCGAGAGTCTACTGATCCACGGAATGCTTTGTAGATATTTTCAGCAGTCTTTCCTTGTTCATTACCTGTTCCAACTTCAGATGCAAAACCAGAAATCTCATCAAGGACTGCAAGCAAAAGGTTTAAACCCTCGTGTGATTCACGCTCTGAGTGACCAGAGTAAACAGTAATTGATTTATCAAATTCAACTGAGTCAGCCTTGGCATAGTACTTTCCTATAAACCAAGGGGACCTTTCAATCTTAGATTTAAAACCTTTAAAGAAAACATTCTTTGCTTGTTGTGCGTTAATAGCCACATTGATAAGGTCAATAGCGTCTCCAGATGGCTTACCAAAATACTTTGCTGGGTCTTTCAAGCATAGAAGTTTATATACGATATATGCACAGGCTACTGTAGATACGAAGTCTTTTCCAGATCCCTTGCCAAGTTGCAAAATAATCTCATTCTTTGTATATTTATTGTAATATTGAATTCCTTTTTCTTCGCCCATTATATTTATTAAATCTTCTTTACGATAGATCTGGCTCATTGCTTCAACAATATCGTATTGGATATCAGAGAGCGGGGGCTGTCCAAGATATGCTTCTCCTTCAACAAATGTTTTTGCGTCTACTGGTATCTCATTAAAATGATCATCCTGTAGTGCTTCAAGAAACTCATTGAACATCGTGGACAACTGTAATCACCTCGTTGTCTTTTGCAAATGACGATAGTCTACGCATAATTTCATCACGAATCTGTGGGTGTTCTGAAGCAATGTCTTTAAGAATTGAAACAAGAATTTCCTGACGCTTTTCAATTTCCATCATCTCTTCTGCAAGTTCTTTGTTCTCAAGAAGACCAGCCTTTTGAAGCATATCAATACGCTTAGACTCAATATCCATTACAAGTTTAATTGCAGCAGTCTTTGCACTAAGATTGTTAGTCATAGATGCTTCATCAATAACTTCGTAAGTACGAGATACTAACTTGCTGTAGTGTGTATCTGCTGCTGCAAGTGCTTCTTTAGCACGAGCACGAATAGCGTCATTAGCAGAAGCCATTACCTTCCACTCATTTATAAGTGTTACAACTTTTTGTCTTGGAATAGCAAGTTGCTTTGAGATTACTGTTGGGTCATTACCCTTTAAGTATTCTTCAACAACCTGATTAACTTGGTCAAGGTGCTTTACTAAATCATCTTCAGTTGACATACTTGCCTTCTAATCTATTAATTTCATCTTTAATATAAAAGATTGCCTTCTCTAAATCTTGTATAGTCTTTGCTTCATCTTTAAGTCCTGCTCTCCACAAATACTTAAAAGCATTACCTATATTAAAATTGCGATGGCGAGTAATCTCAATACACTCAATACCAGAAGGATCTGATGTATAGTGCAAAGGGTTATTAACTTGGTCAACTGTAATGTTTAAATTATCACTCATAGTTTTCCTCTTCATCAAGGTCCCAGTCAAATGCTTCTGGAACTCCTTTTAGTACAGCAAATGCAAAACTAAAACCAACTGTGCCTGCTACAGCAAGTGCCACCAGTGTCTTTTCAAATTTATTCATCGCTTTGATTTCCTTAACCCAAATTTAGCAAGGTAGACGTAGATAGTTTCAACACTTGATCCACACTCCTTTGCAATCTCTTCTGGAGACCTTTTATCCACAAGATATCTCTTACGCATAAAAGCCTCTGATGTATATAGTTTAGCACCCACGATATTAATTGTCAACTTCTTTCTCAGTAATATCATAGTTAAACCTATCAGAGTTTTCCATGATCCACTTATCTTGATTTTCAACATCATATTTTCTTTCATTAATTATTCTATCAATCAAATATTCTTTCTCAAGAGTAAATGATGGCTCATATACACGAACTCTATTGTTGGGCTGGATAGCAAAGTTTCCATCATCTCTCTGGATAACATGCCCACACTTGTGATCTGCTGGACTTTCTGAATATCCATCATCTAAAACATTCGTATCTGGGTTATGCCAGTCTAATGTGAATAGGTATGTGCCCTTGTGCATTGTCTTTGTTCGATCTATATAAGACATTCTAAGGTTAGTTAAATTTTCAAATTGAGTTACAGAGATGTGATGGCTAAAAGAATTCCACAAAACTAAATTATGCAGATCAACTTCAGGGATTCCTGGCTCTGTACAAAAAGCAGAAATTGGAAGTCTCCACCATAGTCCACCATCTGGCATCATAATATGAAACAATGGGCTTCTAGACTTTAAACTTGAAACACCAAAGACTACACATTCAAAGTATTTGTCGTGACTATCTTGATGATTTCTTAAATAGTTACCTCTTACATAGCAATTTATTGGTGGTATATTTGCATTTAACTCTGGCATTATTCAATCCCTCCTACTGCTTTATTCCAATTTTTAATTGCCCAATGACCAATCCCACAGGCATCGGCAATATCGTTATCATCTATTGTTCTGTCATATTGTAAATTAATAAAGTTAATGGTTCTTTGTTTTCTTAGTTCTCTTTCGTGAGACTTAAGCCAAGACTCTGACTTCCCTGGATTTTGAGACTTAATAAATAATTTTTCATCCTTAGAGATCTTCTTGTTTCCAATAAAGTTTTGCCAAGTAATTGGAGCAACCTTACCTATAACTTTTGTACCAGATTGCCCTGCTGCTCCAAGAATAGCACCCTGAACAAGTGCAAGGTCTGCAGCAGTTTTTGGGCTATTCATAAATACAGTATGCTCAATTACTATGGCTTCAAATGCACCATATATATCAAGAAAAGCCTTTACCTTTTGTCCTGCATCCATAACTTTTTCATATGTATCTCTGCCTTTAAATGTAATTTTTCCTACTGCATCTAAAGTTTTTTCTTCTGTATTAAAAATAGCAAAAGCAAGACTATTAGTGCTGGCATCAATAGCACATATAGTTTTTGGAATCTGAGTTCCTATTGCTTCTGCTAGTTTCATTTTAA